TTGTTGCTTTGTCACGTGATAAGCCCAACTGCGTTTGTAAGTTCTTTTGCAATTGCGCCATTTTCCCGGTATTTGAGGTCGAGATATACGGTAATACCACGAAATTCGAGAACTCACTTAAAGGCGTTAATACCGCAATGTCAGGGCTTAGAGGAGAAGCTAAAAACTTACGTGAAGCTCTAAAACTTGACCCCACAAATACCGGGAAAATGGCGCAATTGCAAAAGAACTTACAAACGCAGTTGGGCTTATCACGTGACAAAGCAACAAAATTAAAAGAAGAACTTTCTACGGTTGATAAAAGCACGCCAGCAGGTCAAAAGAAATGGTTACAGCTTACTAGAGATTTAGGCACAGCAGAAACACAAGCTAACAGGCTAGAGAGCGAAATTAGGCAAGTCGAGAGTGCTATTAGTTCAGGCTCTTGGAACATTGAAGCTAAAATGGATACTAAGGGCGTTAATAGCGGAATTGACGGACTGAAGTCACGTTTTAGCGGTCTTAGAGAGATTGCTGTTGGTGCATTTAGGCAAATTGGTGCAAGTGCTGTTAGTGCTGTTGGCAATGGCTTAAAAGGTTGGGTATCTGACGCAATGGATACTCAAAAAGCCATGATTTCATTGCAAAATACAATGAAGTTCAAAGGCAATGGACAAGACTTTGACTATGTAAGCAAATCTATGCAGAAGCTCGCTAAAGCTACAAATGCAAATACCGAAGATACTTTAAAACTTTCAACAACCTTTATTGGTTTAGGCGATACTGCTGAAAAAGCGGTCGATAAAACAGAAGCATTAGTAAAAGCTAACCAAGCATTTGGTGGTACTGGCGAACAATTAAAAGGTGTAGTTCAGGCTTACGGTCAGATGTCAGCAAGTGGTAAAGTTACCGCTGAAAATATCAATCAGCTAACAGATAATAACACAGCTCTTGGTTCAGCTCTTAAATCAACCGTTATGGAAATGAACCCAGCTTTGAAACAATATGCCTCATTTGCTGAAGCTAGTGAAAATGGCGCAGTATCTGTTGAAATGTTAGACAAAGCTATGCAAAAGCTCGGTAAAGCAGGTGGTGACGGAGTAACGACAATTAGCGACGCTTGGGATAGTTTTAACGAAACATTGTCGCTTGCATTACTTCCTACGCTTGACGCTTTAACTCCTATCATTAGTGCTTTGATTGATAAAATGGCAGGTTGGGGCGAAAGTGCTGGTAAATCTGTATCAAATGTAGTTAAGTATTTCCAAGACTTGTTTCAAAAACTTCAAGAAAATGCAGCTACTTTAGCCTTTTTAGAGGCTTGGGATAACATAAAAAGTGCATTTGATTCCATAGTTTCTATTATAGCGAATGTTATCAATTCATTTCTCGGAATAAATAAAGAAACAACGAAAAACGCAACAAGTATAGATAACGTAGCAAAGAGCATAGCTGTATTTGCTGGTAAATTTTCAGAAGTTACGAAAAAAATAGCTGATTTTCTTAAAAAAATTAGTGAAAGTAAAAGCGCAATGGATAATATAAAGGTAGCTTTAGTTGCTTTGGCTAGTGCATTCGTTGCTTTGAAAGTTATTAATGGAATCATTAAGGCTTTCGAGATATATAATAACATAGTTAAAATTGGAACAGCTATACAACGCGCTTTCAATGCTATAATGGCTATAAATCCATTCGTGGCTCTTGGTATAGCTATCGCAGCTATTGTTGCTGGTTTAGTTTATTTCTTCACTCAAACCGAAACAGGTAAAAAGGTTTGGGCTAGTTTTGTGGACTTCTTATCGCAGTCAATTGAAGCTATTAAACAGTTCTTTACTGGTTTAGGTACTTGGTTTAGTGAGTTATGGACTTCCACAGTCGAGGGTACAAAAACCATATGGAACGGAATAACAGAATTTTTTAGTGGCTTATGGAATGGAATAGTGACGATTATAACTAATGTTTTCGCTACAATAGCTAGTGCAGTAACAGACGCTTATAACTGGTTCGTCACAACTTTCCAACCATTAATTAGTTTTTATCAATCTATATTTAACCTAATAGGATCAATTATTAATGTAGCTTTTCAACTTATCTTGGCTATTATTCGCGGTGCTTACCAGTTAGTTATCGGTGCATGGAAAGGCCTATCAGGTTTCTTTGGTGGAATATTTAACGCTGTTAGTTCAGTAGTTTCGTCAGTATTTAGCGCGATCGGAAGTTTTGCTTCTAGTGCTTGGGGAGTAGTTCGCTCAATATGGAGTGCAGCAGCTGGTTTCTTTAGTGGCATATTCAACGCTGTTCGTGGTGTAGTAAGTGGAGTATTCAGTTCTCTTGGTGGCTTTGCTTCTAACGCATGGTCAAGGATTTCAGGTGTATTTAGCGGAGTCGCTAGCTTCTTTAGTGGAGTGTTCAATGGTGCTAGAAATGCAGTTAGTGGAGCATTCAGCGCCTTTGCTGGGTTCGCTTCTAATGCTTATAATGCAATAATAGGAGTATTCAGTGGGCTTGGTAGTTTCTTTAGCGGACTATTCGGCGGGATCAGTAGCACGATAAACAGCGTTCTAGGTGGTGTAACAAATACAATTAACAATATATCAGGAGCTATTAATGGTATCGCTGGTAAACTTGGCGGACTATTCAAAGGCTCTATGGTAGTGGGCTTAACAGATGTTAATTTATCTTCTAGCGGTTACGGTTTGAGTACGAACAGCGTATCAAGCGACAATAGAACATATAACACATTCAACGTGCAAGGCGGTGCTGGTCAAGATGTTTCTAACTTAGCGCGTGCAATCAGACGAGAATTTGAACTAGGGAGAGCTTAATGGTAAGACAGTACAAAATACACACCAACTTAGATGGAGCAGGTGATAAAGTTTGGGACGTTACAAATGGAAAAGTTAGATTTTATCAGCCCTCTAATTTAGGGTTGCAATCAACTAATAATATTTGGCAAAGTAACGGTGTCGGAGTAATGGGAACACGCTCAATTACTCAACCTCAAATAGAGTTTAAGCTAGAAACGTTTGGAGAAAGTTTAGAAGAAAACTATCAACTAATGAAAGACTTCATAAACGATATTCTTAACCAAAGATTTGTTACACTTGAATATCAAACAGAGATTTTTCAGGTGTATGCCGATTTAGCTTTAGCAGATGTCACAAAGACAGAAGGATATGGCAAAAACGGAACTTTTAGCGAAAAAATAACTTTTGATATAATTACAAAGTGGTACACTTACGAAAACTTAACTTTTGAAAAAATTCAAAACGGTAAAGTCATCGCTGGTAAATCTAAAATTTATGGTGGAACAGCACCAGGATACTATAAGTATATCGAAGGAATTTCTTACACTTATTATGGAGAAACAAATATAGAACGTTTAAGTCGCTGGGATATAAAAGATGAAATATTTAGTTTTATGGGGATATTATACCCGCAACTTCCTAAAACACCTACTGGAGTTAGGTTTTTAGATGATATTGGAAACGAATATACTGCTATTGTATTTAAGACGGAACAGGTACAGGATTATATTTTAATTAATACAGATGTAAATGATGAAATTTATCAAGGGTGGAACGGTACAACTCCATTAAATCTATTCCCTGTAATGGACTTCGAGAGATACAGAACTCGTATAATTAAAAAAGGCCAAATGGAGCTAATCAATTTAACTAAGGCAGAATTTAAAATCAAGAGAAAGGCGGACTTCGTTTAATGTTGGAAGCTAACGTTTATGATAACTTTAACCCTAACTATTATAATATATCCGATTTTACTCTTCCTAACGGCAAAAAAGACAAAAGAGGTCTACCAATACCAAAGGCAAGATGTCAAGTTATTGACTATGAATTGTGGGAGACTGGTTATCTTTACACTTCATCAGCTACTTTGACCGTTTCGGTAGAAGTTGGCGATATTGTTCAAATTCTCTTTCCTGAAGTTGTTCCAATTGAGGAAGCTCTAGGTCAAAAGAAAAAGTTAAACTTAGATATGGTTTACCTTGTAACAAGCGTAGATGAAAGCAACAAAGCTACATTAAAGAACTATTTTTGGGCAATGATTGAAAGTCTTGATGTTCCGAATGCAATAACTAAAACGACAAACTCCGCTATCATTGATTATTTAATTGACCCTAATAAAAATAATTTAATGAGTTATGGTTATTTCTTTAATTCAAGTATTTTCGCTGGAAAGGCTACAATTAACAGAAAAGCGGAAATTTCATCAGCCCATGACGTAGCTAAACGGATATTTTCCAAGGTTCAATTTCAACCAACTACAACAATTCAACACGCTTCATCTGAAGCAGACCCTAGAAACTTGTTATTCATTAACTTCGCTTCAAGGAGCTGGAATAGAAATAGAATAACGACAAGGGTAGATATTAAGCAAAACGTGACAATGGACACGGAGACAGTAGTAGAGCGTTCAGCTTATAATTTCGCTGTTGTGTTTATCAAAAATAAGGAAGCAGACGACTACATAGACCCTCCTAAAATGTACACAGCAAAAAATAACGGCGATGTCATTGATTATAGCACTTATCATGGAGACGGAACAGACTTGCCAGAAGTAAGGACAGTTAAAACATTATTTTATGATAGAGATGACCACGGAAACCCTCCTGATATGTCTACTATTAAGGCTGAAATTTCTCCCTCTACGATAGTCACAAGATTAATCTTTAACCAAAATGAGCTTTTGCCTTTATATGTTAATGACTTGGTAGATATATGGTATGACGGTAAACTATATTCTGGGTATATAGCGGATAGAGTTAAAACAGAGTTCAATGATAGACTTATTTTTGTAGAAAGTGGAGACAAGCCGAATGTTATATGAGTATGTTGCTACTTACGGTGACAAATATAGAATAGATAGCTTCACAGGGTACAGAGAGCTACGTAAAGACCACTTAGAACTATTGTCTGGTAAAGTATACTATAATAGCAAAAACTCGCTTAGAATCGAAACTACGCTCTTGTACGATGTCGGTCAATTTGTATCAATTGGTGGTTATCCTTATGGCGGTAGAAAATTTAGATTATTAGAGCTTTCAATTACTGATAACCCAGTTTTAGATAAAGCAAAGATAATTTCAAGAAAGGTTAAAAATGACAATTAAAAACTTTACATTTTTCAGTCCAAATGGTACAGAGTTTCCAGTCGGTTCTAATAATGACGGAAAGCTATACATGATGTTGACAGGAATGGACTACGGAACAATCAGGCGCAAAGACTGGACAAGTCCGTTAAATACAGCTCTTAATGTACAATATACCAATACTTCAATTATTGCTGGAGGAAGATATTTTGAACTATCAAACGAAACAGTAGCTTTAAAAGGAAATGCAGTCAATTATATTCATGCAAATATTGACTTAACTCAAACAGCACACCCTGTTACTTTATCGGCTGAAACTTCAGACAATAGCAATAATGTTGATTTAAATAATGATTCAGGTGTACTTAAAGTTGTGATAGATATTAGAACTACTAACGGAACTGGAGTTATAAGTGCTAAGCAACCAACTGAACATACTTTACTTGATGATGTTATTATTAACAGCCTAGTCAATAAAAAGGATATTCCTTGGACTGATTTAAATAGGGCTAGTGGAGTAGGGTCAACAGGTACATTACAGGCAAGGATTATTAATGGTGTAATTTACGTTAGAGGAAATGGCGTTCCTGTGCCAAACGTCGCACCGAATTTCCTTGTTCCGGTTGGTACTTTCCCACCTGCTTTTGGAACAAATTTACCTCAATTTGATTCTACTGGTACATTTTACTCTCCTGGAAACCTGTCGTTATCTTTAATTAACATGTCTCCAAGTGGTATTGCAGTAGGTAATCCAAACAACACTCCAATGAACGGAAAAACAATATCTTTCGCTTTATCAGCGCCTTTGTTGTAAACAAATAGAAAGTAAAATATAATGGTAACTAGAATGATTTTAATAACTATCTTGATTTTGGCGATTTTGTTCGCTACATGGGTCAAAGATAGAGAAGCGATGAACCCACCTTTCAAACGTAGACTTGTAATTGATTTGACGGTAGTCTTCGCGCTATGGGTTTTATATGCAGTCTTCTACTTTACACAAACACCCTCAACTTCTGATATCGCTAAAACAGTGGTTAACGTAGGATTGTTGTACTTCGTGGGACAATTTATTTACTTAATCGCAAAAATTAGCCCTATGTTTGACGGTTTGGTTAAACTTATTAAAAAGAATGGTGTAAGTATTCCTGAAGCGGAAGAAGAACAAACGGAGGATAAAAAAGAATGAATATAACTAATGCTGGCGTTCGTGGGCATAATCCTACTGGGGTTGTAATTCACAATGACGCAGGCTCAAATGGTGCTAACACTGGTTTCTATAATAGTTGGCTACCTACACACAACCCTGAAAATGGTTTTGCTCATGTTTATATTGCTTCGGACGGACGCTTACAGGCTTCTGACTTCTCTAACAAGGCATGGCATTGTGCTAACTCATACGGTAATGCAAACTATGCCAGCTGGGAAGTATGCCAATCAGAAGGCGACTTAAATCAGTTCTTGAGGAATGAGCAAGCGGTACTGGACGACGTAGCTAAGTACATGAAACAGTGGGGACTAACTCCTAATCGTGATACTGTGAAGCTACATCAAGAACTATCATCTACTTCATGCCCTAGACGTTCCGTAGAAACTCACGGCGGCACTTTAGAAAGTTGTCGCTCATACTTTATCGCAGAACTAAACAAACGCCTTACAGGAAAAACTGAAAGCAAAAC